ACAGGTACAACTACATTCTCCATGTATCTGTCAACAGTCTCAGCCCAAGTCTCTCTGCGTTGTTCCTTCTCTAGCCAACGAGCGTATCTGCTTGTATGTATGAACGCTTGGTAATCTGTTGGTAAGTAGTTGTTCATCTTTTATCCCCATTCCCTCGTAGTGTTCCTCGTTTTTGTCTGCTATGTAACTTCTCTAGGTTACTATAAGCTACGTTTTCCATATCAACATTCAAGTCTCTACATAGTGCAGCTATATACCAGAGACAATCTCCTATCTCGTCAGCTATAGCCTCACGATCAAAGTCTCCATCCCTCATAATCTTCTTAACTTTGTTTGCTACCTCTCCTGCCTCAGCAGCTAGGCCCAACGCAGGGTAGATTACTGCGTGTTTCTTATCGTAGATAGCTGTCGATGCAGCTTGCTGTTGATATTTATCCATATCAAGAGGGTCTTGGTTGTAGTATTGAAAAGCATTTATATCATCTAGAGTTATCACTGTTCTTGTTCCTTCCACTGTTTTATCTCAACATCCAAATAAAAGTAATCATTCATGTTGATAGTACCATCATCAACTAACTTACGTATGATTGCTTCATCGTCTAAATCATTCTGTTCCATCAATAACTGTAGTCCGTAGTTATTGACAAGAGCTTCTATCTTACTATCATGGTCAAACATTGTCAAGCCTTAATGTATCCAAAGGGAAGTTTCTTTTTCGTGAAGTATGGGTGTAGTTGATTGCTTAAGCTTGTTCATAAAGTTGTAAGCAGTGTTGAAGTCTTTGAACTCTAACTCTTCATCAAAGACTAGACCCTTCTCTTCAATCATACACAGTAGTATCCACTTATCTCCTTGGTCTATCGGACCATCAAGATACTGATGTACTTTAACTTGCATTTTTTATCCCTTCAATATGAAAGTATCTTATGTTATCATTAGTACTAGACAATATAGGAGTCATGCTAGAGTACCTTGTTCAAGCATATCTTCTTTTTTTTCTCTTTTATCCAGTCATGTGGTATTACTTCTTTAGCAAATAAGAAGCCGTAGTAATCACACCAGTCTGCGTAGGTACTCTTTGCACCCTTGTTTAATCTCTGGTAAGGATTACTAAAGACAAACCTTACGTCAAGCTCAGGGTGTATCTCTTGTATCCACTTGTGCTTGTTCCTATCAGGTAAAGTAAACCTACCCTTAGTCTCAACTATGATACCGTTGGGTAGAATAAAGTCAGGAGTATACTTCCTTACTCTCATATCACGCCACTGTACCTTTAGTGTCTCGTACTCAAACTTGACACGTTTCTTTGTTAGGTACTTAGCGTTACGCTCTTCTAGTCCTGATCTGAATCTGTGAACTTGGGTGGTTGCCATATCTGTTCTTCTTCTCTTCTTAACCAAAGTAATCTACCGTTCTCAATGACTCTATCTTCATCACCACCGTAAGCTCTAACACACTCTTCATACAACTCCTGCTCTGTCTTACAGTCAGCTAGTATCTTATCAGCTTTCTTAGGGCCAACGCCATAGATACCTTGTATGTTATCTGCTGAGTCTCCTGTCAGTATCTGCTTGTAAAAGAACTTGAGTCCACCAAACTCTTCTACTGTTTGCCATGATCTTTTGTGTGGGTTGTAGTGTGTGCATGGTAGCTGTAACATATCCTTGTCTATTGATATGACAATCCTGTCTGGGTTAGACCAGATACCTATAAGGTCATCAGCCTCTTCATCCTTGGACACAATAGCTTTCCAATTATCAATCATGTGCTGTCTAATATCACCAAGGTGTACAGGTTTCTCTTGCTTCCTGTTGCCTTTGTATTCTCTAGTGACAGCAATCTTTTTTCTGAAGTTACCTTTACCTGTCAGGAATATCTGATACTTGTCATCAGTTACTTCCCACAGTACTGCCTCAAGTGCAGTCTCTAGTAGCTCATCAATCTTTTCTACTGCTGCTTGTGTCTCTTCATCTGCACAGGAGAAAGCTGCACGATAAGCAAACGGATCACCATCAACCAGTATTTGCAAGTTGTCGTTCTTTTGCACGTTGCCGTTCCTTCTCTGTCATTGGCCTAAGTATCTTGTCACTATAGTCCACTATGATTCCTGTGTTCCACTTACTACGTTCTATCTCTGCCGCTTCAAAAGTATCGAACAGCTTTGGCTTGTAACCCTCTGTAGTATTACAAGGCCACTCTTCAGGTACGTAGTTGTAGTCTTCCTCTGTATCAAACATAATCATTACTGCGTATTTCATATCTAACCTCATGGAAAAAGGACAGGGCCGAAGCCCTGCCAGTTACAACGAAAGGAGTACATGGGTTGTTACCAACGATCCTCTGTATCCATTTCTACAAATGGTACGTGTTCGAGGATGCCGACTTTCTCTAGTCTAACTGAGGCAGTAGAACCTTCCCCATAGATAGAGACCTTAACCTTGGCCTTAGTGCCGTTACCAAGAGCACCGTCTTCGATATAATCCCAAGGTTTATTGGTAGTGCCGTGGGTAACGGATGGCGCACCACCAAAATCTTCAATACCAGAAGGGTGTTTGTTAGGACGTTTGAGTTTCATACCTGCACGATTGTCTGCTGCAGAGATTGGCTTGATCATACGGTTGCCCATTGATTCCTCAGGGAAACCTAAGTCAACAATCTTCTGTAGCTCATCATCATCCTTGGGTACGAACACAGTATTGAACTGTCCTTCTGTACGCTCATGGTATTCTGAGTCATCTATGTTGTCCTCAAAGATACGTGCGTAATACAAGTCACCTTCGAATACACCATACTTAGTTTTCTTCTTAGTAGTCATTATAATGATCCTTCTCTACTGATTCGTTTCTTCAACCTATACTCAAATGCTTTCAATGTCAAGCAAAAAATGATAGGAGATAGTGAAAAAATTATTGGGCCTATCACTAATGTGTGTCCTTCCAGTTATATCCTATGTCAGTTGATCCTGCGAGTGGGCAGACCATACCAAACTTTTCACCAGTGTCAACAATAGATTGCCTTTGTATCTTACCTAGTAGTTCAGCGTCTTTCATCTGCCCACGCACTTCTGTTTGCCACTCATCATGGGGCCAAGTCACAAGCTTGAACTCAATGAACTGTCTCTTAGCTTTGTGTACCCAATCGAGTGCTGCGTGTTTCATTATGGTTGACTCACCATTCTGAAGCATACCTGCTAGTGTCTTGTGTTCTGAAGGTACTATAACCCTACGCCCATCAAGACCTTTGAACCACCCACGTTTAGCTATGTGTGGTATAATCTTTTTCTTTAAGTCAGCAAGCCCTTGAATTGATTGCATGAAGTTCTCTACTGCTTGCTTCGCTTCTTTCTGCTTGACCTTTAGTATCTGTGCTACCTTGGCATTACCTGCTCCTAGTAGGAACGCATAGATAAAAGTCTTAGCCATATCTCTAGTAACGTGTGACATACCTAGAGCCTTGCGGTTGAGGTTGTGTATGTCTGTCTCATCTTCCTTTCTTCCTGACACAATAGCGTGTACGTATTCCTCTGACTTCATCAGGTGTGCAAGTACACGTAACTGGATACCCTCAGCGTCTGTACCTACCAAGTAACAGCCTTTGGGTACACACCACAACTCACGCATCTGACCATCGTATCTGTCCTTAACCTTCTCAACATCAGTCCTAGCCTCACCATGAAACTGTGCAGGGATGTTAGCTTGGTTAGGATTTCTATGTGCCATCCTACCTGTCCATGCACCAACGTGAGTAAAGCTACCGTGTATACGTGAATCGTCACCACAATGCCCTAGCCATTCCACTAGTGAGGATCGTCTACCTTCTAGTGTCAACCACTCTGCTAGACGTTTGCCACCTACAGGGGCAGTGTCAGGCAGTGTGTTAAGGTTTGCCTCAGATAAAGTCCATCCGAACTTAGCAAACTTCTGTCCTCTTTCATCCATCTGACACCTCTCCAAGAACTTTTATAGCTTGTTCATTGCTTATGTTAAACCACTCGCCTTTACGTTCAGCAATCTTTTCAGCTAACTTGTGTGCATTTCTTTCTGCTTTACTTCTATTCTTAGAGTAAACAGAGTGTATTAACTTGTAGTCACGCATCGGTGAGCTTGTTTGATAACCGTTTAGTCTGTCCTCTGCGTCTATAGCCATCCCAATCTTTACCCAGTTAGGCCAAGCAGAGTTAACTATAGCGTAAACGTATCCGTCTTTTATACCTTTCTTTTTTTCAAGTAAACTAAAAGCTGCATCACCAAATGATTTGTAACGTCCAGCTTTGTGTAATGGGTGTGAATGTGGTATGTAATTACCATTTACCCACATTCGGCCTCTGTTACGATGAACATTAGCTTGTGCAACACATCCTCTACAAATATAATCTCTACGTATTATCCTACTACCTGACCAGTTTACTTCTGGTATTAGTTTAACATCACATCGAATGCAATTTTTATCTGTATATTTAGTATCTTCTAGATTGATCACGTTCATAATCTATATGTCCTTTCGTTTTCTCAAATGGTTTCCATCCTGCTTCCCATAACCTTTCTATTCTCATCTTAGGTGATGCAGGGTTGAAGTCAATGAAGTCGTAGCACACTAGCTCAGGGTCTTTCTTTGACCAGTCCACTTGTGTCTTTGCGTACTTAGCCTGAGCGTTGGTCACGCTGCTGAACACAGTACCATCAGCTTTCTTTCTGTACTTGATACGATTAACTTCCTCTAGCTTGGGTGGGAAGTCATCTTGGAAAGCATCCTCAAGGTGTGCCTTGCGTTGTTCTATCTCATCAAGTAACTCTTCAGCCTTGGCCTTGTTGAAGTAGAAGCCGTTGTCTGTCATGGTCTGACACAATATTTGTATGTCATGCTCACACCTCATAGCCCACTCCCACTCAGGATTGTGTATTTGTTTCTTGAACTTATCATACACCTTTAATGTAACTGTAACGTCCTGATGGCAGTACTTAATCATCTCATCTGACAACATAGAGAAGTCTGAGAAGTCCATCTTGAAGTTACCTAGCCTGATACCCCAAGCCTTGAGGCCATGACCATGCTTGATGTCGAAGTCAACTAGCCTACTGACAATCAGTGTATCAATGACTGACTCAAGTGGTATCAAGTCTTTCTTTACAAGGCTATTAATAATAGGAACATCAAAACAGATTCCATTGTGAAATATAAACTTATCGTATCTGTTACAGTACTCAATGAATCTCTCCTTTTCTTCTTGTAATGTAGTGAGGTGAACAAAGTGTTCCTTCTCACCTGTCTGCACATCCTCTGCACAGATGCACCAAATCTTTTCAGGAGTCAGTGATTCTGTCTCGATGTCCATTGCAACGATCTTATCTGTCATCATCTTCTCCTGTAAACTCTACCCACATTAGAGCCACTACGTTGAATATCCACAGTAAACTACTGAAGATAACCTTTGGAAAGCTCATCTCATCTGGCTTCTCTAAAAAATAGAATATAGTTCTTACGTGTACGTAATACAAGAACACGCCAAAGAAATATATTACTGCTGCAAAGGCAGCATATGGATCAATGTACTGCATACTTCTCCTTTAATGTAAACGAATCAGGATCGAACTCTACTTGTCCTGCGTATCCTGTCGGGCCTACTGGCCTATTCTTTGTCACTAGTAGCTTGGTTGTGTTCCTCTCTTCTCTGTCCTCTGACATCTTGTCACGCTGTAGATCAACTACAACTGAGGCACGTTGCTCAATCATACGACAGTACTTTACTTGACCGTCATCGTTAGTGTGTCCAATGGTAACTATACCTACACCTAGCTCTGCTGCAAGCTTAGATAACCTGACTGACAGGTCAGCTAGGAACTGCTCCTTGCCATCCTCACTGCCTGAGTTGGCCGAGATGTCCTGTATAGGCTCAAAGAATATGTAGTTAACATCACAAGCCTGAGACAGATACCTGATCTGTGTGAGCAAGTCCAGTGGGTCATCCTCATCATTGAGAAAGAACTGGTATAGTCTCTCATCCTTGGTAAGCTTGGTGATTGCTTCTTGTACCAAACTGTCAGCATCCTTGTCCTCGATCAAGTCCTTACGTGTAAGGTTGTCACCTACTTCATATGATACCAAGCCAAGTATAGACCGTAGCTTAGTCTCTTCCATGTGCCACGTAGCTATCTTGATGTCAGGGTATTGACTGAGTATCCTGTACTCAAGGTAACGCATGAACTCTGTCTTACCTATGCCTGTCTGTGCCTTGAACAGGGTGAAGTGTCCTTGCATCAAGCCTAGACACATCTCATCGAACTCCTGCACACCTGTCTCTACGTAGATGTGGTTCTCTGACTTGTTGTACAGGCCAAGGAACTGATCAGGTGTATTGAGTATGTTAGCAGGTGTATACTTCCTAGCATTGAACCATGCTGACTTGAATGTTTTAGCCTCACCCTCTTGTAGGAACTCATTAGCATCCTTGTACTTGTCAAGCTCCATGCGATAGACTTTGTTAGGGTACAGGCTTGCTATCTTTGCAGCTACTGCATTGCCTTGGTCATCGTGTTCGATAGACAATATTATCTTATCGAAGGAACTAAGGAACTTATTTATCTTTTCCCATAGCTTGTGCGATGGTGTTGACGATGGCAATGACACAACAGGGTTGTCGAACTTAGGATTGTATATCATTTGATAGGCTGACATAGCATCCAGTTCACCCTCTGTGATAGTAATGATCTTACTTGTACCACTGTTCCATAGGTTCATACCAAACAACTCATCAGTCTTTAGGTTCCTAGCACTGAATGTCTTTGGTAGTTGTCTTATCTTTACACCACCCGAAGGGTAGATGTACTCTTGTTTTACTGGTTCACCCTTGCCATCTATGAAAGTCTTACAGTCGTAGAACTCCATAGTTTCTTTGGTGATACCTCGATAGCCCATGTGTACAGGTTTGACAAACTCTGTGACATTTGACTGTTGTTCTTGTTGCATTTCCCATGTTTCCTTCTTGCTTTGATAAGTTGGATACTCTTCTTTTGCCCAGTTGTCAAGCTGTTTCATTTCTCTAGGGTAAACCCTGTTGCAAGAATGACACTTACCTG